GACATGGACTAACTTCGGCAAGGCGTGCAAGCTTGTCGGGTTAGGCGCCGCCGGACTTGCAGATACTCGCTACTGGAATCGCATGGCTGACGTGTCCTTTGAAAAGGATCCCACCGTCGGCGTGCGCAAATACTCCGTAAGACTTCGTCAGACTGATAGGCACGTGAACGTTCAACGTCGCCGCCCCATGCGCACTGGGGAAGCAACTGACCAAGAATCGATATGGAGTGCTGAAATCGAGAGAAGAGACTGGATATTACAAACGTCACGGTGGAAGATAAGTTACGAGATCTTCGACTTTTCAATGGCGATGGTTCAGGACCTGCTTTCAGCCTCAAATACACCATCTCAAGCAATGACCGACCTTAAAGAGTTGGGGACACGGTATTCTCGCGCCGCTGCCGCTTCGTCTCACATTGCTACTGATGGCTCCGATTTTACTTTCCAAAATGCCACAAAAATTGCTTTATTAATGACATCACACAGAATCAATCAAACCGTCCTCTCGGATATCCAATCGGATTTTCGGGCGGGCCGGCGATAACTGTAGCGTACCCCTACAGGGTTGGTGAGGTGCCGTTGGCTGATGTCAAGGAGATCAAGACCACCACTGCGTTCAGAAGCATCCGTATGTCTAATGTTCAATTTAGACCTCCCATACGTGCAGCGCCTTTTGGACACATTGGTGGCCTTCTTCCCCCATCTGCTGACCCCACCGATTCACCGACACTGCTTGCTGGTGCCATGAAGCGATTTCTTTTTAAACCCCCTATCCCTGATACCGACCTCCTGAAGCGATTGCAGAGCTTTACGGAGAGATTCTTGGCTGCAAACCTCTCACCGCTTCCTGCCACGACGGACATTTCTTTTGATAGCTGGGTGTCGAACATTAATCACCCAGAGACCCGTAAAGAAGAACTTCGCACTCTATGGAACGGGCTCCACCGCAAACTTGACCCAAAGCACGCCTCAGTTAAACAGTTCATGAAGGACGAGTCATATAGCTCGTTCAAGCATGGCAGATCCATCAACTCTAGGCATGATGCTTTCAAGTGTGCCACTGGTCCCTGGTTCAGTGCCATTGAGAAAGAAGTTTTCAAATTGAAATGGTTCATTAAATACATCCCAGTTCTCGACCGCCCTAAGGCGCTCTTTGAGCGTCTTTATCGTGTAGGCGCCACTTATTACTCTTCTGATTTCACCTCTTTTGAATCCCTATTCACGCCTGAACTAATGGAGGCCGTGGAGATGCAGTTGTATCGCTATATGACTGTCAATCTTCCCGACCGACAGGTGTTCTACGAATGTCTGGAGATGATCAAGGGGCGTAATAATATCGGAAACAAGTGGTTCCAAACCACGGTGGATGGTACGAGAATGTCCGGCGAGATGAATACGTCGCTCGGCAACGGTTTTGCTAACCTTATGTTCTGGCTTTTCCTGTGTGAGGAGAAGGGCGCCTCTTGTGAGGGCTTTGTGGAGGGAGACGACGGGATCTTCAGCGTTGTGGGTGCAGCACCCACCGCTGACGATTTCGCACGTCTGGGCCTCGTGGTTAAAATTGAGGAGCATACCCGGCTCAACACGGCTTCTTTTTGTGGGAACGTGTTTGATGAGATCGAACAAACGCAGATAACGGATCCACGTTATGCTGCTATAAATTTGTTCTGGATCCCCGGAAAATATGCACACTCAAAGCGTTCAGTGCAGATGGCTCTGCTAAGGAGCAAAGCATTGTCGCTTCACCACCAGTACCCAAAACACCCTATTTTGACCGCATTGTCTAAGAGGATACTTTTCCTTACGCGCTCTTACGATGTTCGTAAAGTGCTACAGCAGGGATTCCTTGACGAATGGGAACGCAATAAGTTAACTGAAGCAATGAGAAACTTCCACCCTGAGGACCAAACTGTTCAAGTGCCTTTAGCCAATCGTCTACTTGTCGAGGAGTTGTATGGTGTTACCTCGCATCAACAACTGCTCTTTGAGGACCGGATTGCCAAGTTTGAGTTGGGTGACGTGATACCCGTGGACTGGACGTGCGACGAAGCGTGGTCTTGGTTTTACCAGGACTATGTTACTCAAGCGGCTGGTAAGTATGCGTCTACCCCGGGAAGCTGGCCTTGTCGCTTCCCATGCAAACTTCCGGTTCAACCCGACTTCCAAGACCCTGGAGCCGGATGGGACGAGCGATTCTGCTACTAAGACACGAGTGAGGTTGATCTCACTATAATCAAAACAAGCTGCCCGCGGTATACCCTAGGGAACCCGGGTGGG